GTAAAAAGGTTCGTGACGGTATCATAGAGGATAAAACGTTTTTGCCTTTGATCTATGAAGCGGATCCTGATGATGATATTTATAGTGAGGCAACTTGGAAAAAGGCTAATCCGAATTTTGATGTAAGCATAAAGCCAGAGTATTTTGAAAAGATGAGTCACGAGGCTAAAACCCTACCAAGCTCTGAAATAGCATTTAGACAACTACATCTTAACCAATGGGTGAACAGCTTGAGTGGTTGGATTGCAGATGAAGAATGGATGTTAAGCGCTGGGGATGTAAATATTTCACAGCTTAAAGGTAGACCTTGTTATGGCGGGTTGGATCTTGCAGCGGTAGAAGATGTTACTGCCTTTGTGCTTATCTTTCCATTTGAAGATGGTAGCTTAAAGGTGCTGCCATACCTATTTGTATCTCAGGCAGCTGTTGATAGAAGACACAACCAGACTGGAGGAAGTTATGCTAAGTTTATTTCCCGTGGTGAGCTTATAGTTACCGATGGGAACAGCACTGACTATGCTGTGATCAAAAGGAAGATAATGGAAGCTGCTGAAATTTTTGACATTCAGAGTATTGCTTATGACAGGTGGAATAGTAATAGTTTGGTGCAGCAGTTGGGTGATGAGGGTGTACCTATGGATCCATTTGGTCAAGGATTTGCTTCGATGTCAGGACCTATTAAGAATGCGGAAATATTAATTAAAAAGAAGAAGCTACACCATGGCGGAAACGAGATGCTAAGGTGGATGGCTTCTAATGTGGTTGTTAAAAGGGATGATGCCGAGAATGTTAAATTCAGCAAGAGTAAAGCTGGTGACAAGATCGATGGAATGGTTGCATTAGTTATGGCAATTGGTGAAATGATGACATTGGAAAACAGCGATATGTCCAGTACTAGCACTTACGAAAACCAAGATATTCGATTCTTATAAATGGCTGTTCTTTTTTTTTTTTCTGCTCTATATATAGTAGGAAAAAAAAATAAAGACCTTTATATCTATTTATTCGTCTGCGTTTAGCAACGCAGGCCAATAAATGGATACAAATGATTGGTCTTGAAAAAAGTTGGAAAATATTTCGTCGTTAATCGTTGTTAATTAAAACAGGTCCCGTATGTTTACAGTGTAATTAACAAACAACCAAAACAACCATTATGAAAACTATCGAACTAAACAACAACCAGTCAATCCTAATTCAAACACTGGTAACTAAGGAAAACTTCTACGCAGAACCAGGATTCAGCGACGTATCTCCAGAAGACGTAGTAACAATGCTACAAGACAAAATGGACCAAACAACAGTTAAGCGTACACTTACAAGCTTATACCGCAAAGGTCTACTCTTTACCGACAGCTTCGAAGATATGGAAAGCAACGAAAAAGGACGTTGGGTAACTCGCAAATATAAAATCGTCTACTTAGCAGAAGGACTTTACCACATGGTTGGATGGGACAAAAACTACTACGGCACAAGCGAAACAGAGGACATCAAATTAATCTACACAGAAAACGAAGAACAAGATAAAGAGGTTAACCCAACTGGACCACGTGGACCACTAGCAGAACTAACAGAGGTTATTCTTAACATCAAAGAAGAAGGCAACGTTATAAGAGCGATCGATATGGCAATGGGAAAAACAGATCTTAAGAACGCTAAAACAGCAATGGCCAAGTTTATTAAAAGCAACCGTATGAAAGCACGCTACTACGGAATCACCATCACTAAGTACGACCACACACTATAAAAACTAAAAGGCAGGGGCTACGGCTCCTGCCATAATACACAACAGCAATGAAAAAATCAGCAGTAATAAAATTGGTTCTGTCTGCTTACGATCTGGACTTATTGATTAAAGCTTGCGAGCTTACAGCACAAAAGGCACCGAATAAATTAGCTTTTAGTAGATTGCTAAAAATGTCTCACGAATTAATGGACCAACAGGGTAAGCATTATGAAAACTGAATTAACAGAATTGCGTAGACATCTAAAGATCTACAACACATCGGAAAGAAATAGTGGTAGGTGGCACAGCAGTCATTTGTTTCTTTTGAAAATGTATAAGCGTTATGGTACGCTAAATGAATCTACCATAAGGGATCTGTTGCGTTAAGCAGGTTGCCCCGGCTCCGATAATGACCTTCTTGGTTTTGGTTTGGTTAATTACGGTCTAGGAGTCGGGGTTTTTTTATTTTATTCTCGTTGATTTCTACTTAAGTTTGTATGGTACTTTTTAAAATAGTAGACAATCGCAACTTCCAATCAAAATCTATTTAGTCGTTTATTAGGGGCGTTTCGTGCATCACCTAATAATCCTTCAACATCTTTAGCCAATCCGGCCTCTTGGATGTTCGATGGTGCGGCTTCTAAAACTGGTTTGGCTATTACAGAAGATAGCAGCATGCGCCTATCTGCTGTTTTTGGAGCCGTACGAGTGATATCAGAGACTATAGCATCTTTACCTATAGATGTTAAAATTAGCACAAGCGACGGTGTTTCTACAGCGCCATCACATCCTATTAGTAAATTGCTTGCCAACCCAAATGGGTTAATGACTGAATTTAACTTCTTTGAAGTTTGTCAGGCTCATCTCTGTTTACATGGAAATGCTTTTATAGCAATTAGAAGAAACTCCGCTGGACAACCAGTGTCGCTTATACCTATTCACCCTGATCGTGTGGAAGTAAAAGTCTACCAAGACGAAAAGTTCTATAACATCGATCAAGGTAAAGAAACGTTTGATGATTCTGAGATGATACACATTTTAGGATTATCCTTTGACGGTATTATTGGTAAAAGCGTTATTGAAGCAGCAAGAGAAAGTATTGGTCTTGGTTTAGCTGCTGATCAGTTTGGTGGTTCTTTCTTTGGGAATGGCGCAAATGTTAGCGCTGTACTTAAACACCCTGGAAGACTATCAGACGAAGCTTACAAGAGATTAATGTCTTCTTGGCAGCGTAGATACAGCGGTTTGGATAATGCACATAAAACAGCTATACTTGAGGAAGGTATGGCGGTGGAAAAGGTAAGTATAAGCCCTAGCGAAAGTCAGTTCCTTGAGACAAGGAAATTTGGTGTAGAGGATATAGCACGTTTCTTCCGTCTTCCTTTAGCTTACTTAGGTCATTTAGATAACAGCACCAACAGAGCAAATATCGAAGAGCAAGGTATTCAGTTCCAACGGAACACAATCCTGCCTTGGGTAAAGCGTTGGGAAAGCGAACTTAATAGAAAGCTATTCACGCCAGAGGATGACTATTATGTCAGATTCAATATGGAGGGTTTATTACGTGGTGATATTCGTTCCCGTTACGATTCTTATGCAGTAGGTAGACAATGGGGATGGCTTAGCGTTAACGATATTAGAAGCCAAGAAGGTTTAGATCCTTTAGATAATGGCGATGTTTATTTGCAACCATTAAACATGGTTGAGGCAGGAACACCAAATCCGCAAGATGATGCCGTGGAGTAATTACCCAGAAGCAGCTTCCAACCAAGCAAAGAAAGCTTTAGAGTTTCGTGATGAAAACGGAACAGACTGCGGTACTGCTGTAGGTTGGCAACGCGCCAATCAGCTTGCTGGTCGTGAGTCTATTTCTGATGATGTGCTTCGCCGCACCTTTAGCTTTTTAAGTAGAGCAAAGGTGTACGATCAAGGTAGATTTACCGATGAGGATGGCAAAGAGATTTGTGGAAGCATTATGTATGCTGCTTGGGGTGGAGATCCAATGCTTCGTTGGGCAAAGAAAACACTGGAAGGAATGGAAGAAGATAAGAGACATATAAAAAGCGTTGTAGAGACTGACGAGGAAATTGTCATTACCTTTGGTAAAGGTGAGATGATGGAGGAAGAAGCTTATAACGAAGAAGAAGAAAAAGCAGCACCTGACGAGCTTAGCGTTGGTGATTTTGTTACATGGGCAGCTGGAGGATCTTCAGCATATGGTCGGGTGATTCAGATCAGCAGAGACGGTAGCTTAGCAGCTGACAGTGGTTACGAAGTAGAAGGGACAGAGGATGATCCTGTTGCTAAGATTCGTATTTACACTTATGATAGCGAAGAAGATGCTTATGTAGAAAGACAACCTACTTTAAATGTAGTGCACAAGTTTAGTACCTTAAAAAAGCATGATGCTGAGGTACGTAAGCAAAGTACTATTGTAGAGAAACGTGAATTCCGTATGGAACACGTTGAAGAAAAAGGCAAAACCATTAGAGGATATGCTGCAGTATACAACAGCGATAGCGAGTGGATGGGAGGTTTCTACGAGCAGATCGCAAGTGGCGCATTTGACGATGTGTTGGACAATGACGTGCGGGCTTACTTTAACCACGACGAGAACTTGCTTCTTGGTCGGGTATCAAGCGGGACACTTCGCATTGGAACGGACAAAAGAGGATTATGGTACGAAGTAGATTTGCCAGAAACATCTTATGCACGTGATCTAATGGAATTGATGAAGCGTGGAGATGTAAACCAAAGTTCGTTTGCTTTCTTAATTGATCGTGATCGTTGGGAAGAGCGTGACGGTAAGACCTACCGTATTATTGAAAAAGTATCTAGATTGCTAGATGTTTCGCCTGTATCACAACCGGCCTACCCGGATGCTACATCGGAGCTAATGGCAAGAAACGATAAGCCCGAGTCGGAGGGCGCAGAAGTGAAGGTGGCAACACCAGAAGCGGAAGCAGAGAACGACATTAATGTTTTTGAATATAAAGTGAAACTGTTAAATCTCGATTAAGATGAAAAACATCGAACTACGCGGCAAGCGCGCCGAGCTTATTAAACAAGCTGACGCGATTGTAGAGGCGGCTCAGAAAGAGAGCCGTTCTTTGAATGCTGATGAGCGTTCTAAATTTGAGGCTATTGAAGCCGATGCACGTGCAATGAAACAAGAAATTGAAATCATTGAGCGTAATGCAGAAATGAAAAAAGAGCTTGCTTCTATTGAAGGCGAAGCTCGTGCAGCTGCTCCTAAGGCAAATGCTTCTGCAGCATTCTCTAAGTACCTCCGTCATGGATTTGGTGCTTTGTCTGCTGAAGAAAGAGCAATGGTACAAAAGCGCGGAACCAACACACAAGTGGCTGGAACGGATAACTTAGGTGGCTATTTGGTACCGCAGGAATTCAGCAATGAGCTTGATGTAGCTACTGCCTTTACTGGTGAAGTAGAGCGTTTGGCTAAGAAGCTAAATACTGCTTCTGGTGGTTTATTAGACTACCCAACATTGAATGATACTGCAACAGATGCTAACTTAGTTTCTGAAGCTTCTGCAGTAACCGTTCAGGATATGACCTTTGGTAACAAGCAGCTTTCTGCTTACAACTACAGTTCATTGGTTCGTGTGTCTCAGCAATTATTGCAAGACTCAGCATTTGATCTAAACAGCTTCTTGGTGGAAGCAATGGGTGAGCGTATTGCTCGTGCTACAAATGCTGCATTCACAACTGGTACTGGTTCTAGCCAGCCACAAGGTATTATCACTGGAGCTGCTGCAGGAAAAACTGCTGCAAGCGCAACAGCGATTACTGCAGACGAGATCTTGGATTTGATCTACAGCATCGATCCTTCTTACCGTAACAAACCAGGATTTGGTTTAATGGCGCATGATAACGTGATCTCTGCAATTCGTGCACTTGGTCTTGGCTCTGCTAACGACTTCCCAGTATTTATTCCTAGCATGTCTGCTGGTGAGCCTGATCGTATTTTCGGTATTCCTGTACACGTAAACAACGACATGGCATCATCTATCGCAACTGGCGAAAAGACATTGCTTGCTGCTGACTTCAGTAAATTCGTTGTACGTAACGCTGGTGGCATCCAAATGCTACGTTTGAATGAGCGCTTCGCAGATGAACTAGAAGTTGGTTTCGTATCTTGGAAACGTTCTGATTCTGTTGTCCTTGACAATCGTGCAATTAAATACTTGGTACAAGCCTAATGAAGGTTAAGTTCAAGAAGAATATCTCTGGTACAGGGTTCCGCTTCCGCATTGGGCAGGAGGCGGAACTCCCCAGTGATATGGCTAAAGACTTCTTGCAAGCTGGATTCTGCGATGCTGTTGCAGAACCACCCAAGCAACGTGCAAAGAAGTCTGTTGCTAAGTCAACCAAAAAGGAAACCCGATAAGAAATGGCATACGACATTGTAACACCTGCGGTATCAGAACCAATTACATTACAGGAAGCAAAAGACTTTTTGCGTGTTGATTCTAGTGACGAGGATACATTAATAGGTGCCTTGATTACTGCTGCAAGACAAATGTGTGAGTCATACACAAGACGCATATTGGTTACTTCTACGGTGGATGAATATTTTGATATGTTCCCTAATTATAGAAATCCGGAGGACAAGGATATTATTTATTTGTCTATTGGTCCTGTGCAGTCTGTTACAAATGTGAAGTATGTCAATGAAATCGGATCGGAGCAAACAGTGGATAGTAGCTATTATGTTACTGATACTATTTCTGAACCAGCGCGTATTGCATCAACTGCTGGTTGGTTTGCTACGAATGGAATTATCAACCAAGTTATTGTAAGGTATGTAGTAGGCACTGATGTGTCTTCTATTCCCAAGCCTTTAATTCAGGGAATGCTTTTAATTATTGCAGATCTATACGACAATAGAAGCGATGGAGTTAAAAGATTGCCTACTGCTAGTGAGTACTTGTTTAACCCATTCCGCAATTTTGTATTTTAATGGTAAAGCAAGTTGGAGAGCTCGATCGTCGCATAACACTTAAAAATCCTTCCGTTTCAACTGATGCATTTGGTGAAGCAGTTCGGACCTATTCTACTTTGTCTAATGTTTGGGCTAAGGTGGAATATTTAACTAGTGACGAGAAAGAAGAAAACGAAAGGCTTACAAATATCACAAAAGTAAAGTTTACAATCCGCTACCGTTCTGATGTGGATGCTAAAACTAAAATAGAGTGGCATAGCGAGACGTACGAGGTTGATGGTATATTACCAGAAGGAAGAGAAAAGTTTTTGGTTTTAATCACACGTAGACGCGAATGAGCAAGCAATTAAACATACGCGTAGATGGATTGGACAAAGCATTAAACAAGCTAAAAGAATTATCTCGTGTGGATCGTAAGCAAGCAAGACGATTTCAGTCTGCTATTAAAAAGTCAGCCAAGCCAATGATTGATGCGGTAAAGGCTGAAATTGATAATAGCGAAAAAAGAGGGAGATCCACAAGAACCATTACCACTAAAAAGGCAACATCTAAAGGTCCAGCGAAGACAAAAGATGTTACTTACCGAAGCGGTAACCTTAAACGTTCTATTGGTTTTGTAAAGCCTAAGAAACGTGGCAATCTTTATGGTCTTGTTGGTGCAAGATTTGGATCTAAAGCTGGTAAAACTTTTGATGGGTATTATGCTGCTATAGTAAACTACGGAGCAAGAAGAGGGAAAGGCAGAGCGAAAGTAACGAACAAAAGAAACGTTGACTATAGCTCTAAAGGATTTATGCGTGGTCGTGCACAGACTGAAAAGTTAATGCAAGCGCAGGTAAAAGTGATTTTAGATCATACTATTAAGCAGCTTAGCAGATTATGAATGAAGGAAAAGCCATATATAGTATACTTACTTCCGACACGGATGTAAATGCTTTAGTCAGTGGCAGAGTATACCCACAAATTGCTGCACAGGGTGCTGCATTTCCTTTTGTAGTTTATTTGCTAACTGATATCGATCCAAGCGACACAAAAAGTGGTGTAAGTACTTTGGACGAGGTAAGATACGATATTGTGGTTGCAGCTCCAACGTATGCTATTGCCGCTGATCTTACTGAAAAAATTAGAACTGCTTTGGATCGTTATTCGGGGACTGTTGCCGGTGTGGTGATTGATTCTATTCAGTTTGTAAACTTAGACGCTGACAACGATCCTGCTACAGAAACATTTGTAACAAGCAGTGAATATATAATAAGAGTGAAGCGATGAAAATAAAACTTTTGAAAAAAGTAACTACCGAAAGTGGCAAGGTATTGTCTAAAGGAATTACTTTAACAGTGACAAACGAATACGGCAAGGAGCTTATTGAAGCTGGAAAGGCTGTTAATGAAGGAATGGAAGTTC